AGATCGGGGATCGCTACTAAGACCTAAATAGTTTTCTGACATAATAGTAATTGGTCACGGGTGACAGTTTTGATACTTGAACCGCATCAGGCATGTCTAGGCCGGCGGGTTTAACCAGTTAGCATGCGATGTCGAAGACGCTGCACACCATAAGCTCCGACTCCAGCCGCTAAGCCGTAAGTCAATGAGTTAATGGTCTGCGTGTCATGAATCGCATCTTGAACACCGGTTACAGCTTGATTACCAATCTCACTGGCCAGGTTCATTAAGTCCTCTAACGGTGTCGTCGCTCCTCTATTTGAGGAAGCGTTACACTGAGAGATCAAAGATGCTGCATTACAGACAGCTTCAACTTCACTTGCATTGGACAACTCCACTTTCGTGTTAGTGTCCGAGGTTACATTATTATAGTCAAACGAAGGTATCCCTTCAATATGAACAATCGATTCCACAGCCACTGCCGCCCCAGGGGGCAGCCTATAACAGATACACAAACCACCAAGTCCACCTTGCATGGACCATCCGGTTATATTCTGTATAGCTCCAGTATTGTCCGCACTAGCCGTAAAAGCTATAGATGCTCGCAACTGGCTCTGTGCTGTGAAATCATCATCTCGTGGATAGTCATCCACCTCACTTCCAGGTCTTCCCGAATTAATCCATTCAAAGCTATTCTGCATTGATCGGATAGGGAATGGGATAACCAGCTCATCATCGCCTTTCACTGACCAATGTCTAGTTACTCGGTTCGCTGCTTGCTCGTAATTTGCTGGCATCCTCTCACCATTGAATTTGGCGGTGACATAAACGTCTGCCGGCGTAGGTGGTGGTATGTTCGTAAATTTCAAACGAACTCCTCCTCCCGTCACACGGTAGGACACTGTTCCACCCAAGGGGGTCGCTGAGCTGCTTGCCACAAGTGCTCCAGACTTAGTTAAGTCTCCCTGTCCAGGGTTGGAGTTATTTGTGTAATCAAACCAGCTCGACGTTCCAGCTGTACTTGAAAATTGAATTAAAGGTTTAGAACCACTAGGCCACAATGGTGCAGCAGATACCATCTGATACACCGGGGCGGACGTAAAGTTAAACCTCGGTCGACCATTGTCTATTACGTATCGTATAGACGCGACTGAAGTTTTAACAAGAGACCCATCAGGGACTCTCGCCCCGCTAATAGAGAAAGGATCAAGAAAAGCACGAGAGAAATCAGACGTAAGTCTAACCGATCGTAACCCTTTCTTTGCTCCCTTCTTCTTCTTGCCTTTATTCTTCTTCTTTCCGGCTTGCTTCCCGCTGGAAGCACTCTTGAGTTTGAGAGTTTGTATTTCGCGGCGAAGAGATTCGAGGCCGGCATTACCCGACTTCTTAGCCTTCGTTTTAGCCATTATCAATTCAGTTCCAATGCTCGTTAAATCCAAATTCGTACAGTACTAAGTATTACTTTTCTTGTACTACTAAACTTAAACGCTTACGATTCACTTTCGGTGTCAAATTACCTAGTTGTGAAAAGGTAAATCCGAGGGGGGGTCTTGGATTTACACCAACCATTATAAGCCGCTTGATTTGTATCCGTAGGCAATGGCAATATCCTCTGCTCTACTTCGTATCCGCGACTTCCACTTAATCCCATCCGGTAACTTATCTATCCAATGCCAGGACATAGCATTTAGCTTGTCCCACATGGACTGGTCCGTTACCCAATTCAGCTTCATCGACTGCAGTGTATCAAACACTGTGTCTGACTTAGCTGTGACCAAGTTGATCAGGTGTTTCCCGAGTCGATCGGGTACTAGCCCGAACGTCCTCCTCCCGGCGACGGTGGTTTCGACGACTTTGTGTCCACAAAATTTGCGATCCACGACGCCAATACCAACGCCCACATCATCTGGATTAATTCTCGCCCCCAGCTCTTTCAGCTTGTTGAGATATGCCGACAATTCCACTTTAAGTGGTTTCGTCTGAATGGTATCGTCACCAAAAGCTCTCATCAACTCGCTGTCAATCTCTCGCTTGGTATAACCTAGCTCGAGTTTCGCTAGTATGTCAAGGCATGCATTCATAATGGCATTGCCATGAAGGGTAAGAAATCCTCCAGATTTCCACCATCCCCAAAACATTTGGACATACAAAGAACCATCACTGCAGTGAAATATATGGCCAGGTCCATACATCGCGTGCATTCGATTACCGACGCACTTGATCCAGCGCGCTAACGCGTCTGGGTCCCGGCTTATATGCATAAACTCCAGAAAGTAGCGTAACATTACTAAGGTTAACTCCGTGACCGTAACATCCCAGGTCTCTTTATCAAGATCCAGTATTTCTTTCTCACGGGGAAAAAGTTCAAGCATTTCTGCAAACTTCCCATTCTTGTCGCTCCAACCTGTAGCTACAGGGATGTACGGATAAGATTCGTCAAGGTTGACCTTTAGCCACCTATACAACAATCTATCCGCTATCTGTTCAATCAATCCGATAGAACTAATTATCCGCTGCATGTCATTATCCACTTTCTTCTTCTTGTGTGGTTCGCACTTGAGGAATACTCGTGTATCATGCTGCTTGGGAGAGTCTAAACACTCCCTCACCTTCCGGGTGAGATACTCAGTTCCATACTTGTCGATAATGTCTCCATTGTTCGAGTTTGGTTCGTACATCAAGAACGGAAACCCCGGACTAGAACTCCTATCCACCTCCAGTATACACTGGAGAATGTTTTCATCAGAATCCCAATCCGCCGGTAACTCCGTCTTGGCTAACTTACATTGATCCGCTAAGATCCGAGCTGCCTCTTTACAAAGCGGTCTTTCTTTGACTAACCTGTTCCTAACAGCGTGATTCAGCAAACTTGCTTTCTCACGAACAGGATTTATTATCGGGGCCACAAACCCCGAGGTAAGACTATCT